GATAAGAAGTTTTCTGACGAAGTCATGGAAGAAGTAGCTTCGTTTCCGAATGGTGAACACGACGACTTTTGTGATAGCATGACGTTGGCCCTTATGAGATTTCGACAGGGCGGCTTGATTGCCCTTGAGGGCGAAGACGACGGGGAAGAATATCTGCCCCGTAAACGGGAGTACTACTGATGGCTATGCCGCCCCGCCCCATGGGCTCCTTGGTTGACTCAGCGATGGCTGCTAGCGGGGGTCAGATGGATCCTTCCGCGGTTGACATCGAACTCACTGAGCCGGAGTCCTTTGAAGGCGGCGCCTCCGTTACGGAAGACGGCGACGGCGGTGCGATCATCCAAGCTCTTGTCGAACAGCTCGAGGCCAGCGGCGAAGACCTAATCGCGCATGACGACAACTTGGCGGAATACCTCGACGACGGGTATCTTGGGGAGCTTTCGTCCGATCTTCGTGCTTCGTACAAAGATGACCTGAGCTCGAGGTCCGAGTGGGAAGAATCCTACACCAAGGGCCTCGATCAGTTGGGCGTCAGGTATGAGGATCGCTCCACGCCGTTCGAGGGCGCTTCCGGTGTGACTCATCCGCTGATCGCAGAGAGCGTCACGCAGTTTCAGGCGCAGGCTTACAAGGAGCTGCTGCCTGCTGGCGGTCCGGTTCAGACACAGGTCCTCGGTCTGCAGGACAGCGCCCGTGAAGAGCAGGCTTCGCGTGTCAAGCACTTCATGAACTACCAGATTACCGAGGTCATGGAAGAGTATGACCCGGACATGGATCAGCTCCTGTTCTACCTCCCGCTGTCTGGCTCGACGTTCAAGAAGGTTTACTTCGACGAGGCCAAGCAGCGCGCGGTATCGAAGTTCGTTCCGGCGCAGGATCTCGTGGTTCCGTACTCGGCCTCTGACCTGCAGACCTCTCCGCGGGTCACACATGTGCTTCGGATGGACAGCAACGACATCCGCAAGATGCAGGTTGCAGGATTCTACCGAGACGTTGAGTTGTCGCAGTACGAAGAAGAGAGCGACACGGTCCGGCAAAAGGTCGACGAGATCCAAGGTACGTCGAAAACATACGACGACGGTATCTACACGCTGCTGGAGATGCATGTCGATCTGGACCTTGAGGGCTTCGAGGACCTCGACCCGGAGGGAAATCCGACCGGTATCCAGCTGCCGTACATTGTGACGATCGATGAGGGTTCGGGACAGATCCTGTCGATCCGCCGAAATTTTGAAGAAGGCGCAGACCTTGCTCGCAAGCGTCAATACTTCGTTCACTACAAGTTCATGCCGGGTCTAGGCTTCTACGGTTTTGGCCTGATCCACATGATTGGGGGCCTTGGCCGCGCGGCAACCAGCATCCTGCGTCAACTTATTGACGCCGGGACGTTGTCTAATTTGCCCGCAGGCTTCAAGGCCCGTGGCGTACGTGTTCGTAATAACGACGAACCGATACAGCCGGGCGAGTGGCGGGAAATTGACACTCCGGGCGGCAGCATCAGGGATTCGATTATCCCGTTGCCGTACAAGGAACCTTCGGCAACTTTGGCCCAGTTGCTTGGAGTACTGATCGATGGCGGCCGCCGGTTTGTGTCGTTGGCTGACCCGCAGACCAGCAACATGAACCAAGAGGCCCCGGTGGGCACCACGGTTGCGCTGTTGGAGCGCGGCATGAAGGTCATGTCCGCTATTCACAAGCGTCTGCACTACGCTCAGAAGACGGAGTTCCGCATTCTGGCGCGCATCTTCCGAGACAATCTGCCCCCGGAATATCCGTATGATGTCGCGGGTGCCGAACGCACGATCATGGCGCAGGACTTTGACGACCGCGTGGATGTCGTCCCGGTCTCCGACCCGAACATCTTCTCGATGGCCCAGCGCGTCACGCTTGCCCAAACGCAGCTGCAGCTGGCTCAGTCCAATCCGCAGATGCACAACCTGCATGCAGCGTACCGCCGGATGTATCAGGCCCTTGAGGTCCAGAACATCGACGAAATCCTGCCGCCTCCCCCGGAGCCGCAGCCCCTTGATCCCGCGATTGAGAACGCCCGAGCGCTGATGGGTGAACTGCTGCAGACGTTCCCGGAACAGGACCACGATTTGCATATCGAGATGCACCTGATGTTCATGAAGACCCCGCTGGTGTCTACGTCACCGCAGGTCATGGGCACGTTCTACGCCCACATCATGGAGCACGTGTCGCAGAAGGCCCGTCAGTCTGTCATCCAGCAGATCCAATCTCTGGTCGGTCAAATCGAAGTTCTTGCGCAGGCTGGCGGCATCGATCCGGTAGCCGCCCAGCAGCGGATCGCGCAGGTGCAGATGGAGATGCAGAAGCCGGAGGAGCTTGAAAAGCTCGTCACCATGGAACAAGCTCGCATCATGGCTCAGGTGATCCCGCAGCTTATGCCCGCCGGCAACGACCCCATGTCCGACCCGCTGGTCCAGATCCGGATGCAGGAACTGAACATCAAGCAGCAGGATTTGCAGCGCAAGGCCATGGACGATGCAGGCCAGATCCAGCTTGAGTTGGAAAAGATGCAGCAGCGCGCTGCCACCGACGCTGCTCGGATCGAGAGCCAAGAAGAGATTGCCGACGACCGCAACACGGTCAACCGCGAGCGCATCGAAGTGCAACGTCAAAACGCAATCATGAGGATGCAAAATGCCCCTCAAGGAAGGTAAGTCGCAGGATGTTATAAGCAGTAACATCCGCACCGAGATGGATGCAGGCAAGCCGCGCGATCAGGCTGTTGCAATAGCTTTGTCAAAGGCTGGCAAAAAGAAGATGTCAAAGGGTGGGACTGTAAAGTCCCGCTTCAGCTCATCTCCTCGGGCAAACACTTTTAGAGGAACCTTCTGATGCGCAAGTACTCCCAACGTAGCTTGAACAACCTCAAGGGCATCCACCCGGATCTTCGCCGGGTCATCGACCGTGCGCTGCAAGACAGCCCGCTCGACTTTGTCGTGATTGAAGGGCTCCGCTCTGAAGAGCGCCAGCGCCAACTTGTGGCCAGCGGTGCATCACGCACGATGAACAGCCGCCACCTGACCGGACATGCTGTTGACCTCATGCCGATCGGTCCCAACGGCCCAGCGTTTGACTGGCCGCTGTACGATCAGCTGGGGCCTGCTGTTAAGTTGGCAGCCGACAAGTTAGGCATCGCACTGGATTGGGGCGGAGACTGGAAGAGCTTCCGCGACGGCCCGCATTTCGAGCTGGATCGGGCCGCCTATCCCGAGTCTGATTGGACGACAGGCGATGAGCCGCCTGAACCCCGCACTTCTGTGGCTCAGTCCACCACCGTGCAGGCATCGGCTGTGCAGATTGCGTCTGGCGCAGGCGCGGCCGTCAGCTCTGTCGCCATGCTCGACGGTACGGCGCAGTTGATCGCGCTTGGCTTCGCTGGTCTGGTTATCCTGCTGGGGCTTTGGATCATGCGGGAGCGCATCAAGAAGTGGGCGGACGGAGTGCGCTGATGTTTACTCGCATTCAGCTCTATCTGTTTATCGGCGCCGCGTTCATTCTTGGCGCCGTTGGCATATACGCCAGTGGCGTACAGCGGGGGATCGACCGCGCTCAGCGCCGGATCGATGGCAAGCGCTTAGACAACTTTCAAACGGCCACGGAGGTCGAAAATGAAGTTAAAAGCTTGGATGATGGTGGTCTTGTCGACCTTGCTAGTGAGTGGGTGCGTAAGCGCTGACAGCTACTGCGACATCGCAGCGCCCATGTATTTTGATACGGATAACACCGTTTCTTGGCTGTTGCAGAATGACCGTAGTCTGTTGGTAGACATTATCGTGCACAATGGAACGACGAGACGGATATGTGGGACATCACTTGGCTGAGTCGCGCCATCCACGACCTGATCTATAAGGACACATCGGAATCGTTCTGCTCTCGCGCGTGGCGACTGCAGGGCAAGAGCCGATTTTGGAAATTCTGGACGTATGTTTTTGGACGCGTGCATTGCTATAGGTCCTACACTCGTTACTGGTTTTAACGATCTTCTTGTTGTACATTCGCACTAAAGGAGAACCGCCATGCCCAATAGACCTACTCGCTCGATGCGCCCGCGCATGCGTCCCGAGCCTGATGAGAACACCAGCCGCGCGCTAAAAGAGGTGATGCCTCGCCCTCGCATGCGCCCTGAAGACAAGGCTGAGGAGTTCTTGGGCGGCCGTGCCATCGAGCGCGGTAACCGCGCCTCGGAGCGGGAAACCAAGATGTTCGCCGAAGGCGGCATGGTCCGCGGCTGCAGCGACTCGCAGATGAGCGGCAAAAGCTTCCGCGGGGATTTCTGATGGCCACGATTGTAATCAGCCTGCTACCAGACGGCGCCATCCCGGTCGATCAATACGAGGAGACCGAGGACGGCGCCAACTGCCCCCTGCCGACGCAGGACGAAGAGCTGAACGACGAGAACCGTCAGGTTGCCGTCGAAGAGGCCAACTACCGGGGTCCTAACACCGGTGTGGCCTTTCGCTCGGATGAGGTCTGTGGCAACTGCGCAGCCTTCAACCAGACCGACGACATCCTTGAGTGCATTGGTTTGGACGACGACATGGAGAGTCCCCCATTGGGATACTGTCAGATCTACAAGTTCGTGTGCCAAGCAGAGAACACCTGCGACTCTTGGGCCGAGGGCGGCCCAATGGTTTCCGAAATGCAGGAAAAGTACCGGGACAACTTTTGATGGATGTTGTTGACTTCGCCCGGGTGGTGTACAAAAGATTGCGAGAGCGCGAGCAAGACATTGCTGACGCTCTCGCAAGTGGTTCTGCCCGCGACTGGGAGCAGTACCAATCCTTGGTAGGTGAGATACGGGGCCTCACTTACGCGCGGGAAGAATTTAGAGCCCTGCTGGAGAGAAACGCAGACGATGTCGAAGACATTATATCTTCCTGAACATCTCGCGCAGAAATTGAATAAGGACCGAGCGTCGACAGACGCCCCGTCCAGTTCTTTGGACCGCGCGTATGTGGAACCAAAGGATCGGGTTCTGGACCCATCCCTCATCGAAAAACCGTTGCTTGACCGTCTTCCGCAGCCAACTGGCTGGCGGGTTTTGGTCATGCCGTACCAAGGCCGTGCGACCACACTCGGCGGCCTGCACATCCCGGACGAAGTGCGAGAGCGCGAATCCGTAGCAACCACGGTTGCCTACGTCCTCCGGGTTGGGCCACTGGCTTATAAAGACCCCAACAAATTCGGCCCAGACTGTGCGCCTTGGTGTGCAGAAGGCCAGTGGGTCTGCATCGGCCGGTACTCCGGATCTCGGTTCAAGATCGACGGTGGCGAAGTCCGCATCATTAACGATGATGAGGTTATTGCCACGATCATTGAGCCTGATGACGTCAAGCAGGTTTAGGAGAGCACAGATGACCGAAGATAAAAACGACGAGAACGATTTTGAGGTTGAAACAACGGAGGACGTTGTAGAAGCCGAGCCCAAGATCTCATCTTCTCAGGAAACGGACGACGGGTCGAACGACGGGGAACTCGAGGACTACAGCAAAAACGTCCAAAGCCGCATCAAAAAGCTCACGGAAAAGTACCGCAAAGAAGAGCGCGATCGCGCGGAAGCGGTACGGCTTTCTCAGCAGCTCTTGGAAGAGAACAAAAAGCTGAAGACTCGCGTTCAGCAGCTCGACTCGGGCTATCTCACGGAGTACGGCAACCGGCTGGAGTCCCAGCTGCTGGCGGCCAAGGAGGCCTACAAGCAGGCCTATAACTCCGGCAACGCTGATGCCATGGCTGACGCGCAGCTCAAGCTTTCGAATTTGGCCGCCGAACAGCAGAAGTATGCTGCCGCAAAAACTCGGTTTCAGCAGACGCAAACACAGCGTCCGCAGGTGCAGGCGGAACCCACCGCAGTTCCGGCGCCTGCACCGGTACAGCAGCAGCCTGCCCGTCCGGACCCCAAGGCAGAGGGCTGGGCAAAGAAGAATGCATGGTTTGGCGAAGACCGCATCATGACGACCGCGGCCTTTACCATCCATCAAGGGCTCATCGAGGATGAGGGGTTTGACCCACAGAGCGATGAGTATTATACTGAGCTTGACAAACGGATCCGTCGGGAGTTCCCACACAAGTTCCAGAGTCAAAAATCGGGTGGTGGAACGCAGGTCGCCTCTGCTGGTTCTTCCGCATCCCGCAGCACTAAACAGGGGCGCAGGACCGTGAAGCTCACGCCGTCGCAGGTCGCCATTGCGAAAAAGCTGAACGTTCCTCTCGAGGAATATGCCAAGTACGTAAAGGACTGACCGATGACTGATAGAGCACCTCGCGAAACACAAACGCGTGAAAAAGAAGCGCGCCGTAAACCTTGGGCACCGCCCAGCCGTCTTGACGCACCAAAGCCCCCAGCGGGGTATGTGCACCGGTGGATTCGAGTCGCTATGCGTGGCGAAGAAGACAAGACCAACGTCTTCACTAAGCTGCGTGAAGGATGGGAACCCGTCCGCGCCGACGAGTATCCGGATTACCACGCTCCCGTCATCGACGAGGGCAAGTATGCCGGTGTCATCGGACAAGGTGGTTTGATGCTGTGCCGCATCCCTGTCGAAACTGCTCAAGAACGATCCGCGTATTACGGGCTCCGGACCCGCGAACAGATGCAGGCTGTCGATCAGGACTTGATGAAGGATCAACATCCTTCAATGCCGATTCATGCGAACCGGCAAAGTCGTGTATCCTTCGGAGGTCGCGCTCGCGACTCCGAATAACCGCAACCAAAGGAGCTGACAAATGGCCAATATCAATGGCGCATTCGGTCTTCGCCCCATCGCAAAGATGGGTCAGTCGACCAACAGCACCGGTGCATCCGAGTACCGTATCGCGTCGAACAACACGAACAAAATCTATCAGGGTTCCCCCGTGATCCCGCTTGCAGCAGGCGTCATCGACAAAGTCGGTGCGGATGCTGGCGGCACGGTTGGCCTGTTAGGTGTGTTCTGGGGCTGCGAATACGTTTCCTCGACCACCGGTAAAAAGGTGTTCTCGAATAAATGGCTTGGGGCCGACGCAGACAGCAACTTCCCTGTGAAGGCGTTTGTCTACGACGATCCAAACCAGCTGTTCGTGATCGCCACGTCCAACCTCAACACCTCGTGGGATACGGAAGCTGAGCTCCGTGCCGCAGTGTTCGCCAATGCGAACTTTGCAACCGCGCCTGCTGGGTCGGATGTCACCGGGATCTCGTCGGCATCGCTCGACGTGCAGACCATCAACACCACCGACACCCTGAACCTCCGGATTATGGGCATCCAAGACGATGTCGAGAACTCCGACTTCAGCGTTGCTGGTATTCCCGTCATCGTTCGCCTGAACAACCACTTCAATTCGCCCAACGGGTCGATTTTGGGTGGCACTGTTTCGACGACCGGCGTCTAAGGAGGGCTAACACATGGCTATCTCTCGCGCGCAACTTGCGAAAGAACTGGAGCCGGGTCTTAACGCCCTCTTCGGTATGGAGTATGCTCGGTACGAAAACCAGCATGCTGAAATCTACACCACCGAGTCCTCGGATCGTGCATTCGAGGAAGAGGTTATGCTGTCGGGCTTCGGCGCGGCACCGACC